CCGGGCACGACGCCCGCGCGCTGCGGGACGCCCTCGACGGCATTTCGCTCGACCGTGTCCGCCAGGTGCTCTACGACGGCACCTACGAGGACCTGTTCTTCTACATCGAGCGGCTGATCGACCAGGCTTGCGGCGAGGATGTCGCCGGCCGCCTCCATACCGCGCGCAGCCGCAACGACCTCACCATGACGATGTATCGAATTCGTCAGCGCGAGTCGATTGCCGCGCTGGGCGCGGCGGTGCTCGAGCTTCGCGACGCCCTGATCGCGCTGGCCGATCGCCATAAGGACTCGATCTACGGCGCGCACACCCCCACCCAGCCGGCGCAGCCTGACGTACTTCCCTGGCGACGTGCCGGGCGGCACCTTCGTGCCGACCGTCACCCCCGCCGCGACGGCCTCGGCCCGCTCCGCCAGGCGGGCACGCAGCCACGTCACCCCCACCAGCTCGGCGTCCGGATAGAGCGCCACCGGGTCCATCAGGTGTCCCGGGCGGCGTCGATGCTGGCGGTGAGGATGCCGTGCTTCGCCTCCACCGCGAGGCCGGCAGGGTGGGCGAGGATCACCCGTGCGCGGGCACGCCCATGCCCAGCTCTCACATCCACGGTCACCGGGAGCGGGATCCGACCCGGCACGCCCTCCACCCGGATGCCGGCCTCAGACACCTGCCCGGCCACCGCCGCCGTCCGGCGGCCCAGATCGTCCTGCACGCCCTCCGAGCGCAGCAGATCCCGCATCCCCCGCCGGTCCAGCTTCACCCGGGTCACCCTGATGCTCATCACCCCTCCACCCGGTTGCAGTAGACGGGCAGCCCGAACGCTGTGCCTGTGAACGGGTTGACCCAGCCGAATGGCTCCCCGACCACCTCGTACTCCCGGCCGCGCACCTCTAGGCGGTCCGTGGCCAGCACATCGACGCCGACCGGCATGAAGACGATCAGGTCGGAGATGATGACGTTGCGGTCACCGGTGAGATCTTCAGTGCTGCGGTCCAGCGCACCCTGCGCCACCGCGCACCCGTCGTACGGGGTGCGCGTAGCCGTCGGCCAGTCGCGGACCTGGTTTCCGTACCCGTCATCGACCAGCCCAGCGCGCACCACCGTGACCGGCTCCCCGTATGCGAAGATCACGGACACACCTCGTACAGCGGATAGCCGGCGATGTCGGCTCCGCATGAGCAGTACGCCGCACCGAACATCAGCGCACAGACCGGTGAATGGATGCTGCCGCAGCCCGGGGCGGTGTCGACCGCGAACGCCGCGGCCGGCGCCGAATCCCGACACAACGCCTGCAGCGCATCAATCTCCGACGGCCACAGGTTGAAACCGGACCGCTGCCGCGTGTCCGTCGTCACCGAGTACGGGCCCGCGGTCTGCTGCTGCCACGCCCCCGATCCAGCCTCCGCCCACCGCTTCACCGCACCGATCAAAATCAGCTTCGCCTCCGCCAGCTGGTCGGCGGTCGGCGCCGGATCGGTGGAGGCCAGGCAGGGGGCGACCCGCGACGCCTTCGCGTTCGCGCCGGCAACCATCGCGTCGACCAGCTCCGTCGACTGCACGGCCTCAGGCAGGTCGGACACCTGGATGATCTCAGCCACAGGTCACCCCCTCCCGGTCACTGGTCGGTACGGGCCGCGTCGTCGGCCTGGAGCACCGCGATCAGGTCCGGCTTCCTGCCCTCGACGGACAGGAGCGCGTCCCCTTCGCGGCCCTCGTTGCGCCGCTCGATCTCCGCCTTCAGCTTCGGCACCGTCATGGCCTCGTAGCCCTCAGTCTCCGTTGCGTCGCCATCGGTGCGCCGCCAGGAGGAGTCCATGACCTTGTCGTCACGGACCTGCACCCGGGCACCAGAAACCTTGTGGATGTAGCGAGCCATCAGGTCAGCTCCTCTCAGACCAGGTCGTGAATCTTGGCGAAAGCGTCCAAGGTCGCGATGCCCCAGCCGTAGACGACCTCCGCGCGGAACGCGACCTGGTTGTTGCGCTTCAGGTCGCCGCCGCCGTCCGGGTCGCCGTACCGGATGACCTCCAACCCGATGGACTTCTGCACACCCCAGCGGATCGCCGAGAAGTCCCCGACGAAGCCGAGCACCTTCGTGTCGACCGCCAGGACACCCGAGCCGCGGACGGTGTTGGACACCGACGCCCGGTGACCGTCGAGTTCCGACACCTCGGTGCCGAGGCGGAAGTTCGGGTACAGCTTGACCTCTGAACTGGCCCCGCGCAGGCTGGAGAACTTCGAGGCGTAGGTCGGGTCCAGCGCGATATCGCGCGGCACGTACCCGTCGGCGAGCACCAGCGCATCGGCCGCGTCCAAGCTCACGTACGGCTTGTCAGCGGCGACGTACTCCACCAGGTTCGTCGTGTCCGTGAGACCGCCGTTCATCGCCGCGACGACGGCGCCACCCGTCGGGTTGATCTCGTGGAACACGCCGAAGTCCAGCGCTCGGGACAGCGCCGGCTGGATGAGGTCGAGGATCTCGTCGACCACCTCGAGCTGCCGATCCTCGTCGGCCCACAGGACTTCCTCGTTCATGCGGAGGGTCTTGTGGAACTTGAAGGGCTTGACGGGCTTGCTCGTCGGCGTGACCGTCGAGGCGCCCTTCTGGCCGCCCTCAGCGACGTACTCGGCCTCGCCGATGTCGAAGGTCCACGACTCGCCCTCACCGAAGGTCATCGGGGTCTGCGCGGACAGCTGTGCAACGCACGAGCCGTTGGAGATGGCACCCAGCCAGGGCGCGATCTTCTGCTTGGGGATCGTGAGGGACCCCGTTGCCAGTGATGCCACGGTGTTCTCCTGAGAACGTCAGTCGACGCTGCCGAACAGCTGCCGCGCGAATTCGCGCATCTCGCCGTTCGCCTTGTCGGAATGCTGGTTGCTGCCCTCGCGGGGCACGAAGTTGCCGTTCTTCTTGCGCTGCGAACCCTGCGCCAGCAGGCGATCCACCTGCTTGAGCAGCGGCTCCGGGTCAGACGCGGTGAGGAACAGTTCGGCATCCTCGGAGTCGATTTTGTGCAGCTTCACCAGGTGCTCGCGCAGCTGGCCGGCCACGAGGCTCGGAACCGTCGCCACCTCGGCCTCCGCCTTGGTGGCACGCTCGTTCGCCTTTTCGACCTCCGTCTTGTTCGCCTGCTCGATCTCGTCGAGTCGTGCCGCCTTCATCCTCAGATCGTCGTAGTCGGCGGGCTTGGCCCGCTTCACACGCTCACCGATGATCCGGTTCAGCTCGTCCTGCGACGTGATCGGCTTGAAGCCGTCGCCAGCGACGGGCGTGGTCTCGCTGGTGTTGTTACCGCCCTGAGTCGACGTGCTCGGCTTGCTCACCGTTCCTCCTGATTCCGCGCGTTGACCGCCGCGCGTCGGCGTAACCCCACCCCACCCCACGGCGGGAAGCTCACTTGACGCCCAGGTCCTTACGCATCTGAGCGAGGATGTCGTTCGGGTCACCGCCGGCCTTCGCCCGGGCCGCGTTGTACTCCTCCAGCAGCGCATCCACGTCATACGGCTCCGACTCACCGGGCCACACCGGCGTCGGCACGCAGTCACAGCTGTTGTGGTAGCTGTTCGCCATGCCGCCGGCGTCCTCTTCGGAGTGGTAGACCGCGCCCCGGGATGCCAGCAGCCGGCAGAACGCGCACGTCGTGGCCCCTGACGGCACCCGCGCCCACCGCGCATCCGCCGGATCCCGGTCGACGCTGTCCGCGATCGTCTCCCGGGCCGGCTGCAACACCAACCGCTGCACCCCACCCGACAGGTTCTGCAGCGCCTGCGCCGGGTCCGGCTGGGCACCGAACAGCGGGCCCGCCGCCCACCGGGCAACCGCCGCCGCCTGCTCGGCCGGGGCCGGGTCCGCCATCCGCGCCCGGAACCTGCCTGGCGCCGCCGCCTGCTCCCGTAGCCCGTCGTACCAATCCGCAGCGGCCAACGACACCGCATCCCCGTACGTGGCCACAAGCTCGACGGTGAACGTCTGCATCTCCGCCGCCACCGGGGCCGCGTCACCACCGGTCAGGCGGGCGATCAGCTGCTCCCACCAGGCGACCAGTGCGGCCAGCGCCAGCGCCACCACGTCGGTCTGAGCGGCCCGGAACTCTGCGACCTCAGCCGGCGTTGCCACCACGGGCCTCCAACGCGGCCACGGCCGGGTTCTGGCGGGCCGCCTGCGCCGCCGCGGCGAGCATCGCCGTGCGCTGCTGCGCCTGCGCCCGCCGTCTCTCCGCTGTCGCCCGGAGGATCTACTGCTCGTCCAAGCCGAGCAGCTCCAACCCCACCTCGGTTTCCGCCAGCCACGGAATCGCTGTCAGCTGCTTCATGCCCGCGTCGGCCG